ACCAACGGAGTTGATTAATAACTCTAATCAACCAGAGGCTATAGTGCCTGGACCTGTTCCGCAATCTAGATCGGCCAGGCTGCGAGCTGAAATTAGATCAAGAATCAGAGGAAACTAAAATGGCGATAGATTTTCGAATTGGTACTAAGATAAACAAGAGCCTGAGAACAGATCTCGCTCCAGCCACCAACATCTCACCTTTCCCCTACATTGGTGTAGTCAAAAACAATCTTGATCCCACACGCTGTGGTCGCGTCCAGGTATTCATTCCTGAGCTGGGTGGCAATCCCGATGATCCAGCCAATTGGCGCACGATAAGCTACGCTAGCCCATTCATGGGCTATACTAGCACAGAAATAAATCAGACTGACGCCCAGGATAACAAAGAATCTTTTACTAACGTGACCCACACATATGGCATGTGGATGGTACCACCAGACATCGGAGTAGAAGTCATCTGTATGTTCATCGCTGGTGATCCCATGCGTGGTTATTGGGTGGCCTGCGTAAATTCAAATCTCAGTAGATATATGCTGCCTGGACTTGCTGGCAGCACAAACGTTAACTCAACATTCGCAACTGCCAATGCCAAGGCCAGTTACACACCTGGCGATCAACCCCCAGTGGTAGAATTCAATGAAAACATATCTGCTAATGAAACTAATTCTAACTTTTATAATGCTCCTAAACCCATACACGAAACACAATATGCTGTGTTTAAACAGCAGGGCTTGGACAAAGACACGGTTCGAGGTACTATATCCAGTAGCAGCCAGAGAGAAACCCCCAGCCAGGTATTTGGTATCAGCACCCCAGGACGTCCCCTAAATGACCCAGCCGATGATCCCAATTATGTTAGAAAATTGAATGCAGGCACGCTGACAGAAGAATATTACCGAGTTAAATCACGTAAAGGTGGTCATACCTTTGTCATGGATGATGGTGGTGTGTTAGGAGTCGATCAGCTGGTTAGATTGCGTACAGCCGGCGGACATCAAATTTTAATGCACGACACTGAAGAAACCATCTACATCAGTCATGCTAAAGGTAACAGTTGGGTTGAATTAGCTGCCGACGGAAGTATCAATATCTATGGTAAAAATGGATTTAATCTACGTAGCGAAGGTAATATTAATATCCACAGTGATCAAAATATCAATATGAACGCACAAGGCAATATTAATATGCGTACTCATGGTAACGCCGTAATGCTCTTTACCAACGCTATTAGCAATACGACCAAAATAAATTCATTACCAGACACTAGATTTAATAGCAATACAGGAACTTGGTACTCTGAGGCTAATCTTGTTAGTACTATAAGCACAGTGCTACCAGCACATGAGCCATTTTATAGGGGCTAAATACGATTATGGCCACTACATATAAAGGATTTAGCACGCAGAACGGAAGAAATTTCCGCCTCGCAGACTTTGATCTGATCAAACAGGACATCTTAAATCACTTTAACATCCGCAAGGGTGAGAAATTGATGCGTCCAAATTTTGGCACTATCATCTGGAACGTCCTACATGAGCCCTTTACTGAAGATCTAAAAAGCGTGATCACACAGGATGTTAAAGCTATCGCCAGCTATGATCCACGTGTGAGCTTTGATAATATCATCATCACAGAATTTGATCAAGGACTACAGATAGAACTACAACTACGCTACGTCTTAACCAATCAAACCAACGTTATGCTGTTGAATTTTAACGGCACGACCAACCAACTAACCACAGCATAATAAACTACCCAGTTTTTGTTCCTGATAAATACTATATAATAGGAAAAGAAGCATGGCAATCACCACGAGACAAACCAGTTTATTAGTTGCAGAAGATTGGACCAAGTTATATCAATCTTTCCGCAATGCAGACTTCCAAAGCTATGATTATGAAACTCTGCGTGCTAGTATGGTTAGCTATCTACAGCTTTACTACCCTGAAGATTTTAACGACTTCATAGAATCTAGCGAATTTATCGCACTGATTGACATGATCGCCTTCCTAGGGCAAAGTCTTGCTTTCCGCGCCGACTTAAATGCCCGTGAAAATTTCATTGACACAGCACAGCGCCGTGACAGCATACTTAAACTCGCACGCCTGATCAGCTATAATCCCAAACGCAATATCAACAGCAAAGGGCTTTTGAAGTTTGACTCAGTCAGTACCACTGAAACCCTATACGACAGCAATGGGCTTGATCTCAGCGGACTGGTGATCAACTGGGCAGATGCTGGTAATAACAATTGGTTAGAACAATTCACCCTGATCCTAAATGCGGCATTGGTGAATAATCAAAGCGTTGGTAAGCCCAGCAACACGCAGATCATCAACGGCATCATCAATGAAGAATATCAGATTAATTTATTAACCAATACCCTGGCTCGATTCCCCTTTAATTCCACAGTAGCGGGCACCCAGATGCCGTTTGAGATGGTCAGTCCTACCAGCGCAGGTAAGACCTATATATATGAATCTAATCCCAGCTTGAATGCTCCATTTAATGTTCTCTATAAGAATGATAATCTAGGTAATGGATCTGCTAACACAGGGTTTTTCCTTTATTTCGTACAGGGAGCTCTACAAAGTATAGACTTTAATTTTGCAGAGAGCATTCCTAATCGTGTTTATGGTGTTAATACCAACAATATCAACAACAGCGATATTTGGTTATATAGCATAGATGCCAACGGTAATTTAAATGATCTATGGCAGTCTGTACCAGCGGTGGCCAATACAAATGTCATCTATAATCAGATGCAGAATAGAAATATCTATCAGGTAAACACACGTGCTAATGATCAGATCGACCTAGTATTTGGCGATGGAAGTTTTGCTAATATTCCACAAGGTACCTTTAGGCTCTACTATCGAACCAGTAATGCTTTACAATACAAGATCACTCCGGATGAAATGCAGGGCATAGTCATTCCCGTAAATTATGTCACAGCCGCAGGACGTATTGAAACACTTAACATCACAGCCAGCCTACAGTATACTGTGGCCAATGCCACTACTAGAGAAAGCCTTGACGATATCAAGCAGAAAGCACCACAACAATATTACACACAGAATCGCATGATCACGGGCGAAGATTATAATATCTTACCCTATACCCTGTTCAATGATATATTAAAAATCAAGGCTGTGAATAGAACCAGTTCAGGTATCAGTCGTTACTTAGATGTCATTGATGTCACAGGTAAATATTCCAGCACCAATATCTTTGCACAAGACGGTATGATCTACAAAGATACATTTATCAACACATTTAGTTTTGACTACAACACTACTAATGATATCTATCGAGTGATCTATGATCAGATACAGCCCATAGCAGAAGCACCCGAAACCCTACAATTCTTTTATTCAGACTATCCCTTGATAGAGCTTAACGACATCCGTTGGCACACATCAACTACTATCGCCAATGGTTCGACTGGATTTTTCGTTGATGCTAGTGATAAGATCCTGCAGATTGGATCTGCGGTGACTAGTAATAATCAATACATAGTCCAGAATTCGATAGTGAGATTTTCAGCAGGACCAGGTAACTATTTTGATGCCAACAACTATGTAAAAGTAGGCACACCAAGCCAACCAGGTGACAAATATTATATCTATGCAGCTATTGAATTAGTAGTGGGCGACGGAACCAATGGTGGACAGGGCAATCTATCTAGTGGTCAAGGACCGGTAACTATCAATGCAGTCATCCCCAGGATTGGTCTTGATCTAGCAGAACAAGACATCATTGGTGACAAGGTATTTGCTGTGTTTAACAATAATTTCTCAAATAGCCTGGTCGCACAGATGGTTAGCTACGTACAGGCCTTTGCTAATTTTGGATTAAGATACGATGTACAGTCAGGTACTTGGAAAATCATTACCCCACAGGATTTGAACACCGAGGATGAATTTAATCTGACAAGTGCAGGAAATACCAGTGGGCAAGCTCTTGATTCGAGTTGGATCATAGCATTCCAAACAGTGGGCCAGACCTATACAGTAAGCTATCGTGGATTGAACTATGTGTTTGAAAGTGTGCAGGAAACCAACTTCTACTACGATGGCACCACTAAGATATTTGATGCGGCCACAGGATTGACCATCCGCGATCAGATAAAAGTATTAAAAGTCAACAGCAATCCCGACAATGCTAGTCCATTGGCCCTAGACTACATCTGGAACGTGTACAAGAGCGTGACCAATGTTGATGGCTATGTGGATATCAACAAGATATTATTGTCATTCTCAGACAGTGATAACGATGGAGTTCCTGACAACCCTGAACTATTTGATCTGATCGTAAACCCAACTGTAAATACCAACAGCAAGTATGTATATTTCGTGCAGACAGTAGGCTACGATAATTTTGCTGTCCAGACGCCTGTTGACAACAACACAGTGGTGTCCATATATAGTTCGTTGAGAGATGCACAGATCGCGGCCACGCTGTATCAAAATGGACAGTTGTTCTACATACCAAATGACAACAAGTTCTATAAACTCAGTGTAAGTGGGGCTGTTTATACCCTAGTAGAACAGACTGGCACCAGTAGCACGGATCTTTATACTGCTAAATTTGGCCGTCAAGACATCTATTTCCAATATCGCCACAATAGTCCAAACAATCGACGCATCGACCCAAGTCCAAATAACATCATCGACTTGTATATAATGACTCAGCAGTATGCCATTGACTACATAGCGTGGGCACAGGATATCACAGGTGCTATCACAGAACCAGCGGCACCAACCAGCGAGGAATTAGAAACCAATTATAGTACACTAGATAACTATAAGGCTGTTAGTGATACTATAATCTATAATCCAGCGGCGTTTAAACCTCTGTTTGGCAGCAA